TATTATGCGCTTATTTGTTTAATGTTTGAAGTATCAACAACCCAACTAATGCCAATCTTCTTCGTGCATAGTTCAAGGGCTTTTATTAAGTCATCACTTGAACCGCTTTCCATTACAGTATCAAGGGCTTTTGTTTTTACATTTTCAAGCTGGCTTAACATTTTGCCTTCTGGTCTACGTCTGATTTCTCTATCAACCAGTTCTTTCGCCCACTCTCTTAATTGTTCTTCACAATCAGATAAGGATATTTTATCATCATTATCTTTCCTGAAGCTATAAGTAAGTTTTTCTTTCTTATCTTCAGACTTGGCTTTCTTAATAAAGAAAGTTTTAGCGTCTTCTTGAACCCGCTTTAGTTCTTCTTCAGCATTTTTAAAAGCTGTAAGTATTTTATCAGCACCCATTTTTTTGGCTAATCTACCTACAATCTTTTTAGTTGCTTCGGTTCTATACTGTTTGACCAACAGTTCTTGTTCCTCAATCAATGGATCAAAATGTCTTTTTACTTTTTCTCTAAAGTGATCCAGTTGATACTTTGTCATTGTCTTTGCCATATTATCCTTTCTATTATTTATGGGAATATATATTAGTTGAAATAAATGTCAAATCTTTTTTTATTTTTTTTCGGGTGGGTGGGCCCGTAGGTCACAAGCTAGTGATATAAATGCAACACTATAAAAAATAAAAAAAATAAATGTTGACTTATGTTTATTATGGGAATATATACTAAAGTAAGACTCAACAAATAAACTTGCAAATTTATTTGGCTGTGTGGCAGAACAACAATTAAGTGGTTGTAATGCATATACTTGGAGGGTTAGGGGATACTTCCTTAAGACACCAAGTATGGTTGTGAGTACCGACTAATCTTAAATGATTGGACACTTCGGGAAAGCTTGTAGGTAAACCAATAAATCCTACCCAGCAGAGTTTAAACCGAATGTTATATGAATACTAACCAACATTCGGAGGTGCTTAATGCGTCCTTACACCAGATACCCCTAGCCACCATAGGTGGCTAGGGGTTTTTTATTTTTTTTCGGGTGGGTGGGCCCGTAGGTCACAAGCAAATTCAACCTGTGCGCGAATCGTGAATAATAATAAAAATAGTTCTTGACTTCTTTTTAAACTAGTTTAAATTCCCATATATGAGAAATAAGAAAGCAAAAAAGAAAAAAGATAATTCAAAAAAAGGAGATATTTTTTTAAATTGTCGTTCTTGTAAAATAATAATAACAAATGATTATCGTAGTAGATTAGACACAAGGTACTGCGCTGATTGTTTATAATAATAGGAGATAGTTATGGGACTAGACCAAACTGCCAAGCTACAAAGTAGAAAAGTAGATTGGAAAAAATATTACTCTCAAGATAGAAAAGAGAGTGAAAAAGAACAAGCTGGTGTTTTTCAATGGAGAAAACACGCTAGACTTCAAGTCTTTATGGCGCGTGAATATAAAAAACAAAACCCTAAAGAAGATACCAACACTCATAGTTGTGGTATGCAAGGGTTGGGCTTTAATGGTGATGACCACAAAGTTGTCATTACTAAAGATGTTCTGAAGAGATTAGAAGAAGCAATCAAAAATGATTATTATGATTATTTTGCTTCTGATGGTTTTTTCTGGGGGCAACAGTTTCAAGAAGAGCAAGTCAAAGAATATAAAAAAATGGACTTGCAATTTTTGAAATGGTGCAAGAAAGCTTTGGAAAAAGGAGAAGTTATAGAATATAGTTGTAGCTGGTAAAAATTAAGCTGGCGCGAAAGCGCCAGCCTTGAGCCCTGATCCTATGTGGCAAAGTAGGACGTAAAGCCCACGCCATAGGATCTGGGGTCAAGCGGCCGACTAGCGATGGTTAGTGAAAAATGTATACACTCTGTCGCTTGACCAAGAAAGGAATTATGAAAACAATTAAATTAAATATCAAGAATGCAAGCGCGGGCCAAATGCTCACACTGCGCGGAGAGCTGAGAGTAATGGCTCACAGCTGGCGAAGATTTGGTCCTGTGATTGATGTACAAGCTGGCAAGCTTAAAGAAACCGACCGAACAACTTACAAGCGAAGCCTTACGAAGTGGTAAAAAAAGGGTGGGTGGGCCCGTAAGCTAACAAGCTAGCGAGCAAGCTTCATTTTTTTTTATTTTTTAGGGTGGGTGGGCCCCAAGCTCACAAGCACAACCTCAGGTTGTATAATACTATATGTTGTGTCAATCACTTTTTACGCGAATCGCGAAAAAAAATTAGTTGACAGCGGCCCCTCATATGCTTATATGGGAATTTATAAGAAAGGATATTATGACAAAAAATAAAAAAGACTGGTTTGATACTCACGTTAAAGTTATGACGCTTGATAACAATCCAGAACAAGAAAAGAAAATCCACAAAGAAATAAAAGAAGCTTGCATCGAACGTTGGATGAGACAAGCAAGCGAAGTCACAAAACAAGAGAACGAGAGAGAGGCCAATGTTAAAAAAACAAATAAAAAATTAATGTAATGCTAATAAAAGAAGCTAACAAAATTATTATATCATTGAGTCAACCTGATAAAATGCCTGGCTATGCTTATGGGCTTCCGGCCTGGGAATGCAAGACCGGCCAGAAGCTGGCCAAGGTTGCCGGCTCGGTGTGTTCGGGATGTTATGCAATGAAGGGCAACTATACAAGATTCCCGGCAATTAAACGCTCACAATATAAAAGATTAAAAGCAACGCGGAGCGTGTTATGGGTCCGGGCAATGACAGCCAAAATTAATTCCAGAGCTGTGAGTAAGCATAAAGTTTTTAGATGGCACGACGCGGGCGACGTCCAGGATCTCAGACACTTAGCAAAAATTTTTGAAGTTTGTAGAAGAACACCTAATATTAAGCACTGGATGCCAACGCGCGAAGCTTGGGTTAAAAAATATCTGGGCCGCGCGCCTTCAAATTTAGTTGTACGTTTTTCTGGTACAATGATTGACCAGCCCGCAATAAACAGCTGGCCCAATACATCAACAGTAGTAACCAATGGCGCCAGGACCTGTAAGGCCCCCGAAAATGCCGGCAAGTGTGGAACCTGTAGATCTTGTTGGAACCCCAAAATAAAAAATATATCTTATGGAAAACATTAAACTAGAAGTTGAATTAAAAAAAATAAAAAAAGCGCTCAAGCTCACAAGCTCTCAAGCGAGCAAGCGGGAGGGTGGGCCCACGAGCGAGCAAGCGAGCAAGCTGCACGCGGAGAACTCTGCGCGGTTCGTGGAGAGCGCCCAAGCTCAGTTAGGGCGCAAGCCTAATAAGACTCGTTGAATTAAATTCCAATCATCCTGGGCCAGGGGCGGCGTATCTCTGTGGTCTTCAAGCAGACCGTGGATCGAGGCTGATCCATAAAGTTTTACGGAAGGCGGGGAGCCTTTCGCGGCTTGTTGAACCAAGATATAATTCCGCTTAGTTCTAGTCATATGAAATAGTTTTTGGTGAGGTGAAAATGATATTTTTTTACCGTCAGCTACCTTGAGCTCACACATAAAAAAACCACATAAATCATTGTATCCTAAGCAATCTGGAGTACCGAAGCTACTCCAAGACTCTAGTCTAGTCCAAGAAATTCGGGGGGTATTTTTCTTTAAAAGTTTCCACAGTTTCGACTCTCTTTTCATCGTACACACCTTTAATAAATTGCTTTGCCACCATACTCGCGGGGTCAATAGTTTTATCAGAAGTGCTTCCGCCTAACAATGCAAACACTATCATTAATATATCCATCATTGACTTGTACGTTAATGTACGATATAAGTCAAGAGATGGGATTACCAGCAAAACTTAGTGAAAAACAAATTAAATTCTCAGAATTACTTGTGTTTAATGAAGGACGTAAAAGTCCATCAGAATGTGCCTATGAAGCAGGATATAAATCTAGACCTAGACAAGCTGCATCTGAATTAAGAAATCCTAAATACTCACCTTTAGTTGTCAAATATATTGGAGAGCTAAGAGCAGAGATTCAAGAAAAGTATGGTGTTAATTTTGAAAGACATATCACAGAACTAGCTAGAATCAGAGATGAAGCTAGAGCAAAAGGAGCGTGGTCTGCAGCTACCAATGCAGAAGTGGCTAGAGGTAAAGCTGCAGGACTCTACGTTGACCAGAAATTAATTATGACTGGCAATATAGATAAACTATCTGAATCAGAAATAGAATCTAAAATGAAACAGATTCTAGATGATCATAAAACTTTAATTGAAGGTGTGGTTGTTGAATCTAGTGACGAAAAGAGCAGTCTAGATAAATCACAACAAGCATAAGAAATAATACAATACCTTGATGAGCATTAAAAAAGCCATTCAAATTATTATATTTTCTTCTAATATAATCTAATATTTGCATTGGGTTCCTTTGGGTTGGGGTTGATTTTAGTTTTTGAATATCTTCTCTACATCAGTTTTAGCAATATAGTTTCCTAAC